TACTATATACTAGGTCTCCATTTTCATCAATCTTAGGAACACCAATTCTTAGACTTACAAGGTCTGATTTTACAAGGTAATGCCATGTCTGCTTAGCACCATTAGCCACATTTCTTACAGCTTTAGTGACATACTTATTACCTGATAGCTCTTCCATAGCTATAGGAATTACTTCATCACCTGCATTAGTAGTTCTATAAACATAAGCAGAGAATTGAATATCAACATAGTCATTTACAGTGGCACTATCTACAGTACCTATAACTATGAAGATATCACCATCAGTAGCACCATTAGTACTAATGATAGTGGTACTAGCTGTATTACCTCTAGTTCCATCAGTGTCATCCAAGATTAGGTAAGCCTTAACTACATGGGCACCCTTAGCCAATGTAGGAACACTCATTGTGACTTGACCTTTGGAAGTAAAGACTCTCTTAGAGGTTGCAATCAACTCTACACCACTAGCATCATAGAACTCTGCATACAGAGTAGCTGATTCTGTAGAGAAGTTAATATTAAAGGATAGTGTAGATGGGTCTACAGTACCCAAAGCAGTGGTACTTGAGGTAGTTGCAGTCTGTCTATTATAGGTAATTCTAGCAGTACTATATGCTGTTTCATTACCTTCATCATCAATATCATAGGCCCTAAGAGTAACATAGATAGTTGAATCACTCAGAGCATTAAGATACTGTGCAATATTAATAGACTGTGCTAAACTTCCAGCCACTGTATCTCCATTGTATACAACCTTACTTCCAACAGAGATTCTAATCTTACAAGAGGTCATCTCTACATTATCCTTAGTATAGGTTACAGTATATCCAAAGGATATATTATCTGCACCATTCAGGAAGGACTTGATAGAATTACCATCAATTGCAAGAGAAATCTTAGACCTCACAACCTGACCACCCAGTGTTTCTATTTGGTCCTTGAGAAACTGCTCAACCTCATAGTGGCTGTGCCCTTCCCAAGATTGGTCGAGAGATGTAATAGCCCCTTTGTCTGAATTTAGACTTGCCATAAATTATTTAATATTTCCAAGTTTCACTTGATTTCCACACCTGTGTGCTTTTCCATAATCTAAGAGCGGCCTCCCAGATTACCTTAGCACCTTTATAAATAGCTGTAATTACTTTGTTCCCAAAGTTTACAGCTATTATCTCTTTATCTTTAAAGTATAGTGCCATGACTATTCTTCTGCTTCATCTTCAAATATAAAATACAAAGTATTATCATCAAGCCCATCATTAGCTTGCTTAGCATCAAAGTCAGACTCACTCATTGGGGTCTCTATAGTAAGACCATTCAATTGTCCTTCTAGAGTTGTGAGTCTATCCTTAATAGGCTTTATATAGTTAATGACAGCTTCTGATGTAGGTACCACCAAACCAATATCAGTAGAATCCTCATCAATTACTCCTGTAACACCAGACTGAATACTCTGGAAAGAACCAATATCAAACCATCCACTATTAAGGTAGATATAGAGTTCATACTTAGGTGAGTTAGATTCATCATAGGTAGGACCTACCATGATAATATAACCTTCAGGTGCTTCATTTGGAGCTTCTTTAAGAGTTGCATAATATGCCTGTACCTTGAGAGTGTTGGAGATAGATGGAGTGAGGTCAGTCCAGGTCTTTTGGTCTCTACTTATCTGAATCTTTCCTACAGTATTGAAGTCACCTTCAACCCATCTAAACCAAGCTGCAATAGGGTCACTAACATCTTGCCAAGTCTTACCAAGGTCAGTAGTTACTTGAAGCTTATTATTAAGAACCCTAAAGCTTGTATAGACAGGGGTGTCACTAAGATTAACAAAGGTTCTACCATTATTATAAGATATTTGGAACAGGTTCTTCTCTATCCTAATAATAGGAGAAACACCTGCATCTCCAGTAGCCTTAACTCCGGTGTCTTCTCCATTTATAACCCAATGCCCATCAGAAGATATAGATATATCACCTACAAGGGTATTAGAGCCTCTCATCCAATTACCATCAGATTTCCAAGAATCATCATCAAGAGAGTCTGATGAATAATATTCTACTGTTACAGTTCCATTGTAAGGAACATAAGTAATCCAAAGACCTGACTTTCTTAGTGAAGTTGGTACTTGCAATCTAGTAGTCCCTGCATCTCCTGCATAGGATAGGAAATAACAGTTGAAGCTAGAAAGAATATCTGAAAGGCTTTGGCCTGAATCTCTATCTACTACTGCATCTATAAAGGTCTTGGGGTACACTCTATTGTACCCCTGACCTTCTTTCTTTACTAGTTGTTCTGCCATGTTATTTATAGTTCAACCCATAGGGATTTTGTATTCCATTGATTAACTCTCTGACCCCTGAATTGATATACTTTCCAATCACCATCTTCAGTGATAAAAGTAACCATCTGACCAGCCTTTCTTGCTCTGTATGGAATTGCTTTCATAACCTCTTCTATACTATGAGCTCCAAATTTATCAGTGGCATTTACAAAATCAGGTGTACCTACTAAGAACAGCTGGTCAACAAACTCTGAAAGAGTTACTCTAACATTTCTACCATTTTGCACTATAACAAGAGTTTCATTTCCTTTCATCTCTCCAGTGTCTGGTAGGTCAGTATCTTTCATAGAATTATGTTGTAGCCATTGCTGTATTCTCTTATAATCCTCTGTTGTGAAAAACATTATTTATTTGTTTTAGTGGATTTATTTATCTGCTTTCTTTTAAGTTCGGCATCAGTTTTAGCTTTATCCTTATCAAAGGCTAACCTCTCTCTGTCAAGTTTAAGCTTCTCATCAAATTGTCTCATTGATTCTGCTAGCTTAGCTCTAGACTCTTCTGAGAACTCAGGTTCTTGAATACCATCTTCGGCACTATTAGCTGCAATAGTAGCAACAAGAATTTTGGTTTCATTATCCCTTTGATTCAATTGGTCTTTAAGTTGCATTTCAGCTTCCTTAGCTTGAGCTTCTGCCTGCATCTGCTGTTGCTGCATCTCCATATTCTGCTGTTGAGCTTCTTGCTGCCTTTGCTGTAATTCCATCTCAGCCTTTTCAACCATCCTCTGTTTCTCTGCAACAGAACAGCTATTGTAGAGCTTCATTACAGTAGAGAAGGTCAATGCTTGATTCTGTAAAGCAGCTTGTGCCAAAGCATCCATCTTCTGCTGAAGTTCTTGAGTAGCATTACTATTATCTACAACAAGACCATAGTCACACTCAGCAAACTCATCACCATCAATATCCATGACTCTCATTGAATAATCAGGCAATATATATTGGAACTTCTTACTACCACCTTTCAATGCTATCTTAGCAGTTTCAAGGAAGCATTCAAGGGCCCTTTTCTTTACATCATCATGAATAAGGAATAACCACTCAGTAATATGTGATGATTGTAAGGTAGCTCTTTCTACACCACCAACAGTCTCTCTGTTACTAATCTGACCTTCCCTCTGCTTAGAGATACCAGCCACATCAGCCATCTCAAGTTTAATAAACTCAAGAAGATTAATACTCTGCTGTATTGAATTACCAAGTTCAGCATCAATCACACCTGAGCTTGCATTATTAAGAGCACCTGCAAGTTTACCTGTAGAAGCACCAATGTTTCCTTCCTTGAAGCTATCAACAACTGCTATGTTATTAGTCTTTGCATAATACATCCACTTGTCAATATCCCACTTAGCAGGAACCTTAGCAAGGTCAAGAGTAATAATCTTTCCCCAATTCTTAGCAAGCATCTTATTGAGTCTATCATGAATGGCATCATACAAATAGTTGTATGGTTTCATCATATCAACCAATGAGAAGGGCTTACTTTGATTAAGGTTATAAATGGAGCCTACTATACCAAAGTGACACCTTGAAGGATTAGATAGTCTGTTATACTGAACTACCCTTGGTCTCATATTGACATATATATTCTCACCAATCTTAGTACCTTCCCAAGCTTCATTAATCCAGAACACTTCTTCCTCTTCTCCTAAGTCCTCATTGATAACATAAGTTTCAGGATAGAAATTGAAAACCTCTTCACCTGTCTGTGGGTCATAAGATTTAACCTTCTTAATCTTCCTCTTTGATTTCCAGTACACCCTCAATACTCTAACATTTCCAGCAGTATCATAAGGCATCATTGAGTTATCATAGCTTTCTGGGAACAGTTGGTTAGGATTCATGATTTCATCATCACCTATAATACCACCTGTTGGAATAAACTCTAGTCTAGGGTCAGGTTCTGTATCATTTGACTCTCCATAAGGATTGTTAGGAATATTCTCTATATACTTGATATCCTCAGAACTTAAACTATCATAGAAGGTATCTATAATCCTACCAGGACTCCAATAATCTTCATAGATAATCAAGTCAGCATCCTCAATTTTATCTGAATAACCAGACCTAAACACTCTAATCTTGCAAGGGTCTACTCTTTCAATAGTAGGCTCTCCACCTACTATATCACACATATAGATTTCCTCTCCCACAGCCATTGCATCCATGAATCCCTTATTAAACATAAGGGCCATACCAAGCTCTTTCTCATAGTGATTAAGTAAGGCATTTGCTCTAATCTCCCTGATATCTTGCCATTCATAGGTGATATATTCATTGAGTTTTTCAAGTTCTGCATTAAAGTCTTCCTCTGACTGAGCTGTGTTAGCTACCATCTGTTGAAGTCTTTGGAATAACTCTGCTTTCTTGTCATTCTCAATTTCTGATATAGCATTGGGATTAGTTACAACCACTCTGTAATCAAAGACTCTTTTAGACTCCTCACCTCTTAGTACATTCAGCTTTGAATTCATGATAGGATAATGCTGAACCTTATCAGGAATATAGCTAGCTGAAGTACCATTAGGATTGACTATCAGCATAAGGTCCTTCATATACAACTTTCCATTTAGAAGGTCATAGTTTATTTTCTTATGGAGGACACTCTTTCTAACTGGGGAGTAGTTAAAGAAAGCTCTTTTAGAAGCCCAGTCTAGTATTTGCTTTCTCCATTTCTTTGTTTTCCTACTAAATGGGAGCTGTTGAGAAGGAAACTGTATAAAGCCATTAAAATTTGTTTCTTCATTCATATAAACAGTTTTCCTTTTTAGTCTTGCAAAGGTAATAAAAACATTCTACTCATACAAGTATTTTAATGAATTTCTTATTAAGAAGACCCTATTATGCTAAATTTACTGGTTTATAATTTCTCTCAAAGAATGGGTCATTACCAAGATATGAAGAGGAAGCTTTCTCTGCTCTTTCTCTTGATACATCACCTTGATAAGTAATCATCTTATCTTCCCTCAATAACATCAACATACCCATTGATGAGATTCTATCGAAGTTACCTTCACTATTATAGTTTATAAGCTCCTTAATCAAGGCTCTATTTCTTACTGTAAACAATGCTGGAACTGATACTTCAGTAGGCTCTCCATCAACTTCTTGTACTATAATAGTAGGTCTAAGTAACCAAGCCCTAAGTAGATTTCTAGCATAGGCATTAATAGCAGCAGTGGCATTAGTACCCCTTGCTTTATTACCATACCCAGTCTCTTTGATTAACTGCTTATCCTTAAGGAACTCTAGCTGCTCTGTTAAAAGATAGGTACAGTTTCTTTGTGAGAAGTATGAGAACAAACCCTTCTTGTTATTTTCATAGTTCATTCTACCATTATAGAACAGACACATCCTTCTACATATCTCATAGAAGTCATCAGCAAACATAGGTCTACCTGTGTACTCTGCTACTATTTTATCTGTCCACAAATCAAGTACAAAGACAGAGCCTAGTGACATAGTATTTGAAGCATCATCATCATAAGGGTCACATCCTAAAATGTATCTTCCATTGTATGGTCTCTCAGTACTTCTGTCTATCTCAGGCATCTGATAGATTTCTATAGCTCCCTCTATCTTATTGTCCTTATGTGGGAACTCCCTAATAGGAGAGGCATAAGTAGGTTTAAATTCAACATTACCATTGTTGCTAATAGCTAATTCTCCTACATAGACATCATCATATTCTCTAGGATTATTATCCAATTGTTGTAATCTCTCAGTTAAGTCAGCTACAGGAAACATATTAACACCTGTCTTCACTATAGCCTCTGCTGGAGTGATAGGAACCTCAGCTATTACTTTAATGATAGTGTTGGGGTCAGATGAATTATACTTCTTAGTATATCTGTTCATCAGGATTTCAATAAGAGCCTTGGTTACATCAGATACTCCATCCTTATTATAGCATCCCTTTCTATTAACATAGCCAGGGAAGAAGAAGACAAAGTTAGGTTTACCTTGATTGTTCTTATCAAATACATTTGGTAGTGCATACATCCTATAACCCTTAGGGTTATACATAATTTCCTGAGCACCAGCAAAGTCTGATTCATTATCACCAGCAGTACCTAGCATATATATCTGACCAAATACAATATCACCTTCCTCTACAGAAGGAGTAAGTACATTATACATATCAGTCAGTCTAGGGAATGTACCAAACTCTTCAATCAAAATATGAGCTGCTCTCTTACCTCTAAGCTTTGATTCATCATCCTTAGAAGATACACCCAAAATATTATTAAGAGTGCCCCTCTCTACATCAGACTCTACATCTCTATATCCCATTACCCAAGCCATTTCCTGTAAAGAGGACTTAAGTCTTTTCCTAGGAAATTGTGTATGGTCTGCACAGAAATTGGCCATAGAAGAGAATTTATTAAGAACACCATCCTTTGTTAAATATTCCTTCTGGTAAGCAGTAACTACAGACATTACCTTATGATGTGCAACCTCATTTACGCCTAATATAAAGTCATGGCTTAGAATAGATGCAAGTGAGAATGATTTACCCTTACCTCTTGATGCAAGTTCAGCACAGTGCTGACCTCCTTCAAAGTTATTATATAAACCACCATTTGCAGCTTGTTCCATATAGTGGAATCTCCAATAGATACCTTCCCAAAACTCTGGAAAGTCCTCAACTCTATTTGCTCTCTTAGTACCTTCAATAATCTTAGAAAGCATTATAGGAGAGTAGTTAAGAAACCAGTACATATAACCTGTTACCCATTCTCCATCACTCTCTCTAACATAGCCTTCCCAGCATCTTCTCTTCTCCTCTCTAATCCACTTACCATACTCACTGTTAGGATTTGCATTAGGTCTTAGGTTAGTGAAACATCCATGCTTTTGATAGTGAATTGCAGTAGGTCTAAAGTAATCTACATTCTCCACTATATGAGGATTAGCCAGGTCTACTATAATTCTTCCCTTATCATCTCTAGGTCTATCCTTAGCATATTGTCTATTAGGAGAAGTAAGCCTCCTGATAAACTCCACATTATTCACTATATCCAATAACTGCTCCTTAACTTCCTGAGGTAGGGAGTCAAGGAGTTCATCAGTTAATGGAGTTTGGTATTTATTAAATTCCATCCCTTAGTTCAATAAATTGATTACTAGAAAGCCAATCTACAAGAACAGTTAGAAACTCTTTATCACATTTCTTCCAAGCATCCTCCATTTCATTAGAGGGGCAGTTGATACTTATCTCATGACTCTTTATGCACTCTCCAACTCCATCTTTGACTAAGTAAATACCATAGGTAAATCTCTTATAGACCTTAAACATTGGGTGCTGCTTAATGCTCCTATGCAGTACTATCATTCCCTTACTATGATTAATGAGCTTATTAGCAGCTTCTACAATATCATACACTTCCATTATATATCAAGACTATCTTCATAAATTGTTTTTTCACCCTGTCCTCTCATCTTGCCTTGGTTCCTCATTTCTGATGCAAGAGTCTTCTCTGCTTCATCTAAGTCTTTTGCCAAACTTGGTACTTGCTTGATTGTAGCAGTGATTGTATTTAAGGTATATATGGGTTTACCTTTATCATCCAACTGATTAAGGTCTATATCTCTAAGTAGCTTTCTTAGTTTATCTACTGCATACCTTGTATCCTCAAGTAGTAGAGCAGCTGTAGGTTTAAACTTACCATAGAACTCCATGGCCTCTGTTACAAGCTTATCAGGCTTCCAATCCTTTGATAAGCCCTCTCCCTCTATAATAGCTTTAGACCTTTCCTCTTCATCTACTAGGTATTGATAGTCACTTCTAGGGTCCATCATAAAATAGATGTAACCTATTTCAGAGATAGCTCTATCTTTATTTAGAGACCTGTCTCTGTTCCATATCTTCTTAAATGGTACAAGTGTTAAAGCTTCAGGCTCTATAGTCAACTTGTACCCCTCATATTTTAATAACTTCATATCTATAATAATAAAGGCCTGCTGAATAATCAACAGGCCCTATGGTTTAAACTATAATGCTAGGCTTATCAGGTTGAATAATTTGGACTGTTGGGTCTTCAACATCTTCACTTTCCTCAATTACAAAGGTAATGTCTTGGTCATACAACATTAGACAATCCTTGCCATCAAGTTTAATTGTGTTGAATTTATATCCTATAGTCATATTGTCACCCATAACTCCATTGCGGAGAGACTTATCAGCATGTCTTGTGACCATGTATCTTGTGGGGTCAATACAAACTACATCACCTGGTTTAATACTTCTTACAGTATCTCCTACTGAGATTACTGTTTGATATTCCTTAAGAGAGCCTTTTGCCTTAGTTGTATCAATCACTCCATTTCTAAGTTGGTCTGTTTCATAGACATCCATGGTAGTGATGATTCTATTAAACATCGGCCTAATCTTCTTTAGGTTCTTCATTTCTTCTAAGCTTCCTTATATGATTAAATTTCTCTTTTACTCCTAAATATCTTTGGTAAGTACAAGTGAGCTTACCTAAGGAGGGAATGTTAAAGTTTGGTCTTAAACCAAGAAACTCAGCCTCAGTAAGTTCCTCCTTTAGAGGTAGTTCCTGGACTGAGTTCCTTATATACAACCAAAAAGCTTTGTAGGCTTTGTCTACTATCTCAGTAGGTATTCCAGTATCTTCTGATACCTTCTGTATAATTTCTGCGTAGGTCAT